CAGAAATCAAACAGCAACCATAACCAACAAATTACCAGTAAGATGGAGAGAGTGTTAACATTACGTGATATACTGCAGCCTCAAGGGGAGGGATTACACCATAGCGAGTATCACACCTATTATTCAGGGTCATCTGGAAGCAGACAAGTTAATTTAGACTTGACAGGCCTAGGAGATGGCTTTTCTTTAGTAGTAGGGGATAGGAGGATGATGTTTTACAAAGGGATCAAAACAGACAAGGAATGGGTCCAATTCCTAAATAAGGTTAGGCATGACTGGGTAGCTGATGAGCTAACAGGAGGTACTGATGAACCACTAACTTCTATAGGAATAGATATTAACTTGACACCTGACTGCATTGATATATCGTCTAAAAGGGTATTGGAATTGAGTACAGTTGCAGTTACCAGCAAAGTGCCTGTTGAAAGAGCTCATCTATCTAAGGTGGTAGCCTATGGTGATATCTTAGACAATTCAAATGTCCCTTATTTCATATTGGTGGTGACTCCTGATACTGTTTTGTTCAATGGTCAGTTGACCCAAAAAACTGTTGATTTACTTTGTCAGAGGTGCAGGGAAGGGATAGTCATGGACAACAAGCTGAAACCTCTGGTTGGTGAAAAGTTTCCTGATGAGACCCCTGGCAGTGAAGAACATGCAGAAGCTATGTGGGCCATGAAACAGATAAGCAAAAGGAAGATGGAAGACAACAAGTCTTACAAGAGAGAGCTGATGAATTTGAGTTCTAGAGATAACACCTTGATAGAAGACGAGATGGCCCTCAACAAATTAGAAGAGACTTTCAAGAAATCAGAGATTAGGTCGAAGAACCCAACTAGTGAAGCATTACTCAAGTATAAACAGGACATGATAGAGAAGGGAACAAGGAATGATCAGAAAAGAATTTTTAATTTTCCTGCCATTAGAGTTAAGAGAACTAGCTTCGATTCCTGGAGAGACAAAGCTAAGACATTAGAACTTGGTAACAATATCAATGTTCCAAGTGAAATTTACAAATTAGCATCTGAAGCTGTGGCTTGCTGGCAAGAGAAGTATCATTTAGACATGGGGCAGTCCCTACTTAAGTCTCTAAATGAAGCAACTACTGGTATACCCGAAACTGAAAAACATAACATGAGGAAACTGTCAGAGTTCTACTGCAAGTTACCAGAGGAAGATCTGATAAATATAGCTCTCTCTGGACCCGGAGCTAAATCGAGGTCACATCTGAAAGAGATCAAAGCAAAGGAAGAACTGGGCAAGAGAGGTTTTGATCCTTTCACTGATACCAGTGACATCAACAAGTTCTTCGAGAAGATGTGTGAACCAAGTAGCAGGTTGAGTGATGAGCATTCAGTGAGTTGGAAAGCAACTCTCCAATCTAAAAGGAGATTAGATAAGAATTCTCTAAGCATTCAAATCTTAGAAACTGTGAGGAAGCATCCAATTATAGAAATGTCGGAATGGATTTCTGAAGCAGTCGTAGAATTATCTTACGAGTACAAAGTCCCCCATGGAGATGACAAGTGGTCAATAAAAAGGTTACCAAATTATCCGATTTTCCAGCTAATTAGATCAACTGGTAGCCACATCTTCTGTGCTTACATGATTGAGAAGGACAATCTAGAAATATTAGATACAGGTAGAATAGGCCCCACCCTCTGGGAGACAGATAACTTCATCATATCAGATTGGTGCTCTTACCTAGAAGTCACATTAGAGCACTTCGCACCTTGTGAAGAATACATGATGGGGATAGGGAGTCATCTCATGAGACACTTCGGTGTGAGTCCTTGGAAAACTCAAGATTCGTTACCCACTGAGCTCATGTCTACACTAACCTGGTTGTTTCTAATGTTCCTTAATGACAAATCTGATGTTGAAGAAATGGTCACATCCAGTAGGTTCTTGTACATGAAGCTTTTCCAAATAAAGGAGAACTCACCTTACAGGTTTGTAAGCCGATTACCTGAGGTATTGAGATCTAGATTATCAGTTCACATGTTGAAGAGGATTGAGAACACCATGGCCTTCTACGAGGAAAGAAAACCTTACAAAGCGAAAGTTAGGAAAAGTAGAATGGTGGAAGATAGAGAAGAAGATCCAGGTCTAGGAGATGAACCAGTTAGCTCAGTAGATTTTGAATACAGAAATTTAAGAGGATTGTTTCATGACAAACCTGTAACCTTCAGTCAGCTTATAGATAGCTTCTACTTTGGGTATGTTGTCTCAAAGACAAAAGGTAAAGCTGGGGATAGATCTTTCAAAATAGTTGCTAAGATCATGAAAGAGCATTATTGGTATCAAGACAATATAGAAGACAAGAAAGAGTTGTTATGGGCAATAAGGAACACACCACTAAGACATTGCTGGGATCCTAGTATAATTAGGTACATGTGTAAGCTAGTAGAGGGTAAGTGTAATAGGAAATGGGGTGGTGATTTTAGAAGCATATTGCATGAGAGAATTTTAAGAGCCTGGTCTCAACTAGCTCTTAGCGAGATAGCATCTTTGAAAGCATCTTCTAAAGATCATTCAAAAGTGAAAGTAAATGTTATCACATCTTCTAGTGTAGGAAGAAAAAGAGTAAAGGAGATTAAGGACTTGAATCCAGAACTACAAGGAAAGAGGCCTAGAGTGATTACTGCTTTAAGTAGACTAATTCATGAATACATTAGCATCACTGATGACAATAACCCAACATACCTTAAGATTTTGGTATATTCAGCTGATATTTTGATATCTAGAGGTTGGTTTTATAGTGACTTGTTCCCCAAGGATCAACATGGAGGAGACAGAGAGATTCATGTCATAGAAATCATGATGAGGGTTTGGCATTATGCTATGGAGAGGATTGCTTTGTTAGCTGCAGAAATGGTAGGAAGTGATAGTGTGTGCATACCCAAGTTAAAAGAGAACTTCATGTCCAGTCATGAGGATAAAGCTCAAATAATACTAGGTAAACATGTCACACTGTGCAAGTCTGCTGATGCCACAAAATGGTGCCAGCGGCATCATGTTTCTAAGTTTTTCTTTACATTAAATTATTTCATTAAGATGCCTCTCCTATCTGAAGTTTTGTATCTCTTCTATAGGGTATGGTGTAGTAAAGTTCTTGCAATTCCTGAAGAGTTGGTAGGCATATTTCAGACCACTGAAGAAGTCGAATCTGATAACAAGTTGTTTCTCAGGTTAAGGAAAGATTTTTGGTCTGGTAGAGGACCTTTTCTACAGAAAGAAGGTAATAAAATCATGATAGAAGATGACATGTTACAAGGTCTCCCTCACAGAGCTAGTTCTTTCGTACATGACATACCACAAGTGGCAATGTCTATAATTATAGAAGAATTTTTAATGAGTAAAGACATTGTTTCAGTTTGTAGCGTAATACAGGGTAGTGATGACTCAGCAATGATGATAAGTTACAATAGATATGAACCTGAAGTTACAAATCTTGTCTACTCATGCTTGAAATGGAAAGAAATGATAGGAGAATACTGGTCTATATGGGTAAGCGAAGAGAAAACCAGTTATGGAACATTTGGCATGGTTGAATACAATTCAGAATGGTGGTTTTCAGGTCACTATATAAGGCCAACATTTAGATGGGTGTCAGCAAGTTTGTCAGTCAACTTATTTGAGTCTTTCACAGAGAGAGTCAGAAACTTCTTCAACTTAAGTACAACTTGCTTAGAGAATGGTGGGAGTACTCTATCAACAGCAGCAATCCAATTATGTCAGGCTTCTCTCCATTACAGGATGCTAGGACTCAATAACTCAAGGATAGGAGAAGAATTAGCTGTTGAAATACTAAAGACTTCACACCCAGCTGGGGGGTATTTTCCCTTAGAATTAGACCCAGTATGTGGAATGACTGGATTTGATTTTGCCATGTACTATCATTTAAAAAAAGGCTTCACAATTGTAAATCATAAAATCTGGGATGAAGATGATCCAGAAGCTACTTTAGAATATGAATCCAAAACAGATTCAGGTATCAAGGATGACTTGAGGTCTGTAGAGATTAGATTCTCTAACACTAAAATACACCAGAGAGTTGTGAAGGAGACAGGTCTTCCTGAGTTGAGCGCAGCCGTGGAACATATCAAGAGACACCCAGAATGCTTGTATAGAAGCTCAAGAGTCTGGAAAGATGAGGAAGCTAAGATGACAGCAAAATTATTTGATAGAGGTGTCAAGAGCAGTTTGTCTAGCCACCAACCAACCATAAGAAGCTTTGCCTCAAGTTCTTATATTCCTTCTAGACCTTGCTTAACCGTGTCAAGACACATACTGGGTCCTACTGTAGGTTGGTGGGAGAAACCAAAGAAAACTCTCTGGCAAGTTAATTTATTGCTTAGGTCAAAGCAAGCTGATAAAAGGTCAGTAACTGAGGAAGAAGTGATAGAATCGTTCTTTCTCAGAGGCTCAGAATATCTGGACTACTACAATGAGATTCAGAAGTGGGTAGAAACTTATCATCCCATGAGAAGTAACATGAAGTCTAGAGGGAAAGTCATATACACAGCTTGGTCATCAACACAGAGTCTATCACATTCTCTCATAGATATTTGCAGGAGACAATGGTTCTCACACTCTACTGTTAAAGTGTCTAGAACAGTCTTTCAGCAATTATGGGGAAAAGCCAGATATCTCTACCCATTCTTGAAAGAAACACACAATCTTACCTGCTCTGATACAGGAATGGACCCTATGCAGTTGAAGAATGTCCTACTGAGAGTAGAAAAGGGAGCTAGGAAATTAACATTCACAGATACATTAGCTAAGCAAGGAAGCAGAAGAATGATTGTTAGTAGAACTTATTGGCCTTCAATAAAGCTTCTACTCCCATTAGAGGATTCAGATAGCTCTTTAATAGAGCCCCTATCGGTTTTTAGTACAGTTAGTCATCTACCCCTAACCAGGAAAGAGAAATTTAGCATTTTAGATTCCTATTTAGGCAAGTTTTCTAAGAGTAAAAAATGGGACTTTGATTTGGCAAGGCTAAGAGGTAGTGCACAAAAACTAGGCATGGTTATCAAGTATTGGCTCAATGGCAACTTTGAATCATTATTAAATAACATCTATTTGTATAAGCAAGGTGTTCAAGGAGTATTCACCACTAGGCAAGCAAAAGAGGTCACTCAAGTACTGAGGAATGATGGAAGGATGGTAGAGACCATAAATTATAACAAAGTGGGACTGTGGCAGGGCAGAATACAAAGTTCAAATGTAAAGATAGAGATGGAAGAGAATACTTGCACTAGAATACTCATAGACACAATTAGAGATAATTTCAGTCTATCCAATGCATTGAGAGACCTCATATTAGAATTTGACTTGAAAGCTCGGCCTGAAACAGAGCTAGAAGGTCCTACAGTGTGCTTGACCGAGAGTGGTAACTTCATATTAGCCCAAGGTTTAGCAAAAAATGTTATCCCTGTCATAAAACAAGATAATGTGCATGAGTTAATGCTAGACATGCATGAGTTTGGCAAGCTAGCTTGGGTTGACATCACTTCGGGTTGGGCAAGAGTGAAGATAAGAGTGCAAGATTATAAAGGGTTGTTTAGAGAGACCACAGTTTTGGGAGTTAGACTAGATGAAAGATTCTGGATGCCTCAAACAACCCACTTACTAGATGATCAAGATATCTCATCCTCACTCTTGAAATGGCTAGATTCTGAGCCTGCTGACATGATGGAAGTGACAGAGTTTCTAGATATTTCCAAGCCTAACAGTACTCAGGTGCAATTCCTTTTGGATGTTGTTAATGATAGATCTTCTCAGTATACCAAGAAAGAGCTGTTGGTTAAAGAGTATGTTGAAGAACTCAGAAGGTGTTTGTCATGGGACATTGACAGAGATCTTGAGTCTTCAGCAGCATCAAGACTCAACATGACAAAGTTTTTAGGAGGTGAAATAGGATTAAAGTCTGCAATGATGGGAGAAGAAGATTTCATAGACTCTACCACATTGTTGTCAAGGAGTAGGCTATCAATTAAACAGATAGGAACTGTATTAAAAGAACAAGGCATAAGTGATTGGGCAGCAGATGAAGATAATGAAGAGGATAGTGGAGACTCAAATAGTAATGCATCTTTCAACAAGTCTGATGATGATCTAAAGGAGATCAAAGATGGGGAAATTTTAAAAATGCATGACCATCTGTATGCTGAGAAGGAGATAATCTATGATAAAGCTTCTGAAATCAAGAATCTCATGGAAGAAGCAGATGTAGAGCATTGGATAAGTATGGAGCAAAGAACTAAACTTCTGAAGCCCAATAGGTCTTCTATAGCATATTTTTCTAATGTTAGACACTCTCTACAGCGTGTCTACAATGGGGAAAGCATTCAAGATACTCTAAAATCAGGAGAGATACCTAGTGAGATATATTCAAAGCTTCCTCTTCAAATCATAGCCTTAGCTTGCATAGTGTTGGGAAAGAATCTAATAGCTCAAGAGGAGAACTGGAGAGCAATGGTAAAAGATAGAGTCACACTGGAAAGTCCTATAACTCCCCATAACGACAAGAATTTAGGATCTCAGCATTATTGGTCCATTAAAGGAATTACAATGTTGGACATAGTGGAAATGAGCATTGACAAAGTAGAGTCCGAAATAGTTGAGCTGGATCATTTAATAAAAACAGCTGAATTTCCCTTAGGCAATTATACCATTGATGATGCTCTAGCATTAGAGAAGAGGTTAAGGTCAGAAATGCACTACAGGTTAAGTCAGAAGGACCTAGATAGACAGACCAAGCCCAGACAGGCCACAAGGTCCAAAGAGCTAGATAAATTACATTTCAGATCTAAAATTACAGACAGTTTAATAATAGAAAGTATAATGTTAGATCCTGCAGCAAGAGGGAGATTGTCAAAGTTAAGACCAGGTCACAATTTAAATGCAGCATCAGCTATTTTGAAAACTACAGCAAATGATAATATCATGTTTGCCATGAGCGTTAATGCAATAGGACCCACACAAGGGCGAGAATATCTACATTCCTTATGGGAAGATAAGAAACCACCTACTATACTTGACTGTTATGCAATGGCTCTAGGCATTAACATATTATATAGATTTACTAGTCACTCCCCTCAATCAAATGAAGAAATTCATAGCAAGTACAGAACCAAGATCAATTTGTACCATGAGCACATTGAATTAAGTGTAAATTTTTAAGTAGTATGGATTGTTTTAGCCAAAGTCG